CCCATCCTTACCTCTTCCCTGTGATACTAACATTCCAGAATTAATTAAATCAGGAATAAGAAAAACAAGACCTAATAATCCTCCTTTTGCCTTTATTCCTTTTGGTAATCTGAGTTTACTTCCACCACTAGTGCTGCCTGTAATTTTAGGTCCACCACCCATTGGTCTCGGTGTACCGCCACCGGTAGTGACAGTTGGTCTTTGTCTTAATGGATTTCTTATATCGGGTCTTCCTTGTGGTTTACCTCCACTGGTTGTTCTAGTGGGTTGTTTAGTAGGTTGTTCACGAGGACCAGGACCACCAGGACCACCACCACCTCCTCCAGACATGGCCTCCATAGCCATGGAACCAGCAAGAACAGTTGTTAAGAATAGTGCAGTATCAATTGCACCTATAAACTTATCAAATCCTTTTGCAAAGTTTTCTCCTCCAAGGTTTTTAATAAATCCACGAGTTTTATCATATGCTTTGTATCCAATATCAATAAAAGTCACTAACCCATTTAAGAGTTTTCCTCCAACATCAATAATAAAATCTGCAGCATTGCCCAAAAATTTAACGATGGGCATTATTTTTGGAAGATGTTTAATCAATCTAACTGCAAAGTATCCCAGAAGAACATTGCCAATAAAATTTTTAATAAAATCTAAAATACCCATTCTTGGAGCAGATGGCATCTTTACTTTACCACTTTCTGCATTTGGTTTTGTTTCTAATTTTGTTTCTATATCTTCTTTTCTTTTTTTACTTGTTGCTTTCTTTTTATCATCAAGTTGTTTTTTGTCGAGTGCAAGTGAACCCTTAAGAATATTTTCTATTTTAATAACATTTATTTTAATACTCTCTATACCTTTAATTGATTTTTTTGTTAAAACAATATTAACAGGTCCACCACCAACCATCTTTTCTTGCTGTGCTTTTTGCATTGCAAGTCTTGCTGATGATTTATTTAAAAGTTTATCTGCGTTGATTGCCATTTATTTTATCTCGTCACACCAAGAGTTTTTTGTTTTGCATTACCACCCGGTGCTGTTGCACTGAAACTTGGAACCGATGTAGATGTACCACCACCATATCCTCCTCCACCTTGAGAAGGTGTTGCTGGAACATACATGATTCTTGGTTTTGGTGGTGTTAATGGTTTTATTGTTGGTCTTGATACTGATTTTGAACTGCCGATTGGAGAGGTTGGTCTAGCACTTTTTGGTGCATACCCACCTTTCTCATAAGGCATAGGGTTAGCCTGTGCAGGTTGACCAAAAAGACTTTTAACACCAGATGCTACAGAGGACCCAATTTGTTGAAATACATTTTGTGATTGTGTTTTTGGTTTACTGGAACCAACTTTAGTATTGGAATTGTTAATAGATGCCATTATGTTTTTAGCATTTGCAAGTCTTCTATCAAGATGAGGTATTCCAGGAGCCTCATATGCTTTCATAAAATTCGTAGTTGCATCAATAAGATTTGTTGAATTTAACCAAGTGCTTTTTGTATTTCTACCATAAGGAAGTTGAGGGCTTCCTTCGGGATCTGGATTACCAGTATCCATTTCGTGTTTTACATAATCCAATTGTAGGGGCAAACTATTGATAATACTTGGTCCATATTTTTTCATAGCAGTGTCCCACCTTCCCGGTGTTTCCCATTGTGCTATGCCTCTACCAGGACCTCCACCAATTTGATATGTGTTTGGTTTGAGTCCAGGTGCTTCTGTCTCAAAGTTTGCCAGAGCACCTGCAATATGATAAGGTTTAGCTGTTGGAAATTGCAACTTCATAGTATTATATGCAAGTTTTGTGTTTGCAGTCAATGGTTTTCCTATCGCACCACCACCCGCAGCATAAGTAGTTCCACTTATCATCTTGGGTTTATTTGTTCCTCCTCCAGCAGCATTCATTGTTTCAAGAGTATCTACACCATACTTCTGCACTGCTCCCGTAGACATTACAAATTCACCATCACTTAACATCGCAGGTATTTTATCAACTCCTTTCTCACCACTTACAAATCCACCAAATGTATCCCCCATTCCACCAAGCATACCCTTAAAGTTAAATCCACCACCCTTAAATGCTGGAAATTTTGGTATTACAAATCCACCACCAGAATATTTTTGTACTGCTGGTTCTGGTTCATCACTACCTTTCAATCCTTCAGAGAGTGCTAATGTTCCACCAACTGCAGCAGTGGTTATTACTGCAGACGCAAGACCTTGACCCCCTCTTCCACTTAAAAATCTCCCTGCTGTTTGTGCTTTTCTTGCTTTACTTAAAAGTAAAATTTTGGCAAGTAATCCAACAGCACCTTTTGCAACTATTTTAGTTAATGATAAAGCAAATCTACCAAGAGAAGTTCCAAAAAGTAAATAAAGTGATAAAAGTTTGGGCCAAGTATCTCCCAAAAATCTACCAATTGCCTTTACCTTATCAGCATTTTTTTTATCACCAAACCATCCTAATAGTTTATAAACAACTGTTCCAAGAAAAACTGTTACGAAGAAATCAATTATTCTATCAAGTATGCTTTTAACGGGTGCTATTACTTGTTCTGCAGCAGACTTTAATCCTTCAAATTTCTTTTCTAAATTATCTTCAGCAAGTCCTCTTTTTTCTTGTTCTGCTTTTCTTCTATCAAAAGCAGCAGTATTATCAAGTGCTTTTTTTCTACCTGCTAATATTGCTGCAATAGAAGCTACTGATACAGAAATCTTTGTGATACTATCTTCTACATTTGATGTTGAACTTCCTGGTAGTTTAGCACCGATATTTTCTCCACTAATTCTTGTGCTTTGACTCTTTGATATATTTTTAAGACTTGTAATTTTTCTAGAATTATTATTAGCAATCTTTTCTATGTTAGCAACCGATGCAACAAGTTGTCTTACACTACCAATAAGACTTATATTTGTTTTTTGTACATTGATAATATTTTTAGAAAAATCAACAAAACTTCCCTTCTTAAAACTTTCCGCAGAGAGTAAAGTTTTTTTCAGTTGTGAATCTAGATTTTTTAAATCGTTAGAATCGGGCATTGCTCATCTGTTGTTTTTGTTTTAACTCTTCCTCTTCAAGATGCTGTTGAAGTAGTCCAACGTAAACATCTCTTTCCCAGGGAATCATATTTTCAATTTCCCATAATGAATATTTATGATACTGCATCAGAGAAAAATTTAAACGAAAATAATTCTCAAGGTCCATATGGACCATTCCTATGCGAAAAAACTTGCTAACCCTTCTAAAACAACTTCACTTTCAACTTCTGTTTTTGGATTTTTAACTTTGATGGTATGGGAGAGTTTAGGCATTGTCTCAAAGAACTTTTCAATGTCTTTGAATTGAGAAGAATTCATTGAATCTAAAAATTCAGTAACTTCTTTTTTTGTTACATCAGAAGTAACCCAAACTTCATCTGCAGTGTAAATCTTATCAATGCAAGATGCAATAAGATCAAAAGATTGATCCATAGCATTTCCACCCTCAAAATCAAAATTATTCTTAATGAATTGATCCAGTGATGGATACTTCATTTCCATCATAACTGAATTATCAATCTTAATTTTTTTCTCGTGAGTTTCGTTTTTCTGAACCTTAATATCATCAAGAACTATTTTTACAGGAACTTGAGTTTCACCATCATCAGGGCAAATAATATTAACTTCTAGTTCTTCTCCAACAGACTTACCACGAATGTTAAGGAACAAGAATTCAATATCAAAAGTAGGAAGTGTTTCTACTTTAATATTCTTGGTTATGATACAGTTTTTAATTACTGTTTTTATTGCGGTGGTAATTTGCTTTGTGTCTTCACTCTCAAGAGCAATGACTAAAAGTTTTTCTTCTCTAACTAGAAATGGTCTGTATTGAATAGTCTCTTCAGTTGAGGGCAATTCAAGTTGATATGTTGGTGTAGCAATTTTTGGTAAAGGCATAATATCCTATAATGATTTCAGTATGATTATTTATTAGGTCTTTAGAAGGGGTTTAAGTTTAAGTTTGCTGCGGTTACAAAATCAATTTGTGAAGCACCAGCACTATTAAAAGGAACACCACCAGGAGTGATATTTCCAGTAACACTACTTAAATCTATATTAGAATTGAATGCTTGAGTATTAATCTGTGCAAGTTGCTGTGGTGTTGCAGTAAAATTCGGGCTAGAAGGATCTCCAGTAGATCTTGTAGGTGATCCTCCATCTAGACCAGGTGCGAAATCTGGTTCTTTTTTATCAGTAGATTGAAATATGTATCTTATATACGAGAAGGAAACTGTACATTTTAAAAGAGAAGATGAATCATAAGAAACGGGCATTGATGCAACAGAAATAGGATAAGAATTAATAAATTCATATTCTAATGTTGGACCTTGATAACTTAAGTTATTCTTATTCCCAGTTCTTTCAAATTTTATAACTTTTAATCCTTGTTCACACATATACAGATTGGGATAATTAACTCTATAAAAATAATTTGGTTTTCTTGAACTCAGTTTTCCTCCTCCCTCAGCCTTGCTTTCTCCAACAACATATTTCATCCAAGTTTCAAAATATTTAATTGGTATGTAATTATCAGCATCAACATAAAATGTTAAATCAATACGATCATCATAAACTCTCCTATATGCATGTCTTTCTGTTACACCATGAAAATTATCATTAATCTCAAAGGTTGCTAAATTAGATCCAGGAAGAGTTGCCTCTGAGCACATTAATTGTAATTGATCTTGTTTATTACCTGTAAATCCAGACAACCCGTTATTAGTTAAATATCCAGGATTATCCGAGAAACCTTTAGGAATTGGAATTTGAACCTCAAAATGAGAGGTAAGAGCAGGGTGAAGTAAGTTTGCTTTAATGTTTGCTATGTTCCTTACGGTAGGCATTTATAAATACTTTTTGATCTTTATATATTATGTAGTAGAGATAATGGGAGAAAGTTTAAAGAGTAGATATAAACCATCATACCCCCAAAAATATATTGGGGACTCAAATAATATTGTTTGTAGAAGTAGTTGGGAAAGGAAATTCTGTTATTGGTGCGATCTAAATGAAAATATAATTGCGTGGGGTTCAGAGGAAATTCGTATCAAATATTACGATCCAGTAAAGGAAAAAGTAAGAACTTACTTTCCAGATTTTATTATCAAAGTAAAAGAGCAATCTGGAGAGATTAAAAAATATATTATCGAAATCAAACCACAAAAACAAACAGTGGAACCAAAACCTAGAGCAAGAACAACTAAATCATATCTCTATGAGGTTTATACATATGTAACCAATCAAGCAAAGTGGCAAGCAGCAGAAGAATTTTGTAAAGATAATATGATTGGGTTTCGTATTATCACTGAAAATGATTTAGGTATCAAATAATGGCAGAAGGTTTCGGACAATATGTTGGTGTTCCTCCAAGAATGAGAGAGTTAAGAAAAAGAATTGACGAAGAAGGAGCACGAGATCCAGAAGACTTAATGTTGATTATTACAGATGTATTAAAGGAAGAAGTATTGTATCCAGAACCAGGAAAGTTTTATACGTTCATTTATAATCCAAAGACACCAAAAATTGAGTATGACCAACACCCTTTAATTGCTTGCACCTCATTAGAGAGATGGGGATTTAAAGCAATCAATTTTCATTGGAGACAAGGAAGACAATATACCTGGGAAGAGGTTGCAGGGAAACTTCATGTTGTAAGATATGAAGAACTTGATGAGTTAATATCTATAAATTATGCAAAGTTCCGTCTAAATAAATAAAAACCTTATGTCTATGTTTAGAAGAAAGCCGACATATACTTTAAGCACCTTCACTAGTGTGGAGGTGTTTTGATGTCTCAACACCAAATAACAGTAGAAAGACCTTGGGCAAATATTCCAACAAAACAACTTATCAATACAGAAACAGGTGAAACAGAAGTTTTTGTAAGAAATCCTCCATTTTCGGACATTAAAGTAGCGCAATCTGGAGCAAATAATCAGTGGGAAATAACAGATAAAAATGCATTATTAACAAATTATAAAAATTATAATAGTAAAAACTCTACTAATATAACAGAACAGGAGTTAAATAAGAAGTTTTTTACTGATGGAACAAAACAATTTAATAATGATAGAGCAGCAGTAATAAATAAAAACTCACCAGAAAATACTAAAACTTTTTTAGCAACAAAACAAAACCCAGTTCCAGGAACAATAGATCCAAAAACAGGAATAAAAGCAACTCAAACTGCACCAACTACTGCAGTAGTTGGGTCTACATCTGGTGCTGCTGGTGGTGGTGTATCTGGTGGAGGGTTAACAAAAGAAGCAGCAATAAAACTTAAGGCAGATCTTGGTAACGAAAGATCAGGAACAAGAAATGAATTTCCAGGGGCTCGTGGTAGTGATCCTTTAGTTTATCCAATTACATTACGACAGGACTTTCAAGATGTGATCAAATTTTCAATGATTAAATACGCACCAAGAGCACTGGATGCAAAGAATGAAGGTAAGGATTTGTCACCCTTTGCGGAAAGAAGAGCAATAACTTTAGCAAATACTATAGGAACAGTAGCAAATACTATAGGAACAGTAATTCTTCCAATTCCTAATGGAATTACAGATACAAATTCTTGTGATTGGGGATCAAATTCAACTGATGTCTTTGGGTCTGAGTTATTTAATATTGCAAATTCATTTATAGTTGGAGGTGGAGAATCTGGCGCAG